TTGCAAGAGTTGCCAGATGTTGTTGAGCAACTTGTGGGTGGGCGTGAAATTATTTTTAAGCCAAATGAAGGACCTCAAGAAGAGTTTCTTTCCTCAAGTGAAAGAGATGTTCTGTACGGTGGTTCAGCAGGTGGAGGAAAAAGTTTTGCCCTTCTTGCAGACCCGCTACGGTATTGCCACAATAGCAATCATCGTGGGCTTCTTCTTAGGCGTACTCTTGACGAGCTAACAGAACTTATTGACAAATCCCGACAGTTGTACCCACGGGCGTATCCCGGTGCAAAGTTCAGGGAGTCAAAATCTACATGGCACTTTCCATCAGGTGCAACGATTTGGTTTACGTATCTTGACAAAGATAAAGACGTAACACGATTTCAGGGTCAGTCTTTTAACTGGATAGGCATAGATGAGATAACCCAATATCCCTCGCCTTATGTTTGGGATTATCTCCGTTCACGACTCAGAGCAACTGATCCTGAACTACAAAAAAATCTGTACATGCGTTGTACAGCGAACCCCGGAGGAGTCGGAGGTTGGTGGGTAAAAAAAATGTACATCGACCCATCACAGCACGGTTCGACTTTTCCTGCAATGGACATCGAAACAGGTAAACCTTTTGTATGGCCCAAAGGGCATGAAAAGGAAGGTGAACCTCTGTTTTATCGTAGGTTCATACCTGCCCGTCTGACTGACAATCCATACCTGTTGGCTGACGGACAATACGAAGCAATGTTGCGTTCGTTACCCGAAGTGGAACGTAAGCGACTTCTTGAAGGCGATTGGGAAGTAACGGAAGGTGCAGCTTTCCCAGAGTTTAGTAGAAGTAAACATGTTACACCGTATTTTGACCTTCCACCGAACTTCCCACGAATACGAGCGGCCGACTACGGCTATGCAAGTCCTTCGTGTGTTCTTTGGGGTGCTATTGACTGGGATAATAATATCTGGATTTATAGAGAGTTATACGTAAAACAGTTGACAGCAGAAGAGTTAGCTGATAAAATACTAGAAGTAGAACAAGAAGACCCAACTCCCCACTACACAGTACTTGACTCATCGTGTTGGAACAAGACAGGCTTTGGTCCTTCCATAGCCGAAACAATGATGAGATGTGGAGTGCGTTGGACACCCTCAGACAGAAACAGACTTCAAGGTAAAATGGAAATACATCGTAGGCTTGCAGATGACCCTCGAACAAACGAACCTCGACTACGAATATTTCCGAACTGTGTCAATCTTATCAAGCAGCTATCAGGCATACCTCTTAGCAAAACAAATGCAGAAGATGTGGACACAAAAGCAGAGGATCACGCATACGATGCTTTACGATATATGCTAATGACAAGGATGACAGGATATGCGTCGATTCATAAAACGCTTGGTGGTATCAAGAATCAGGTCTACCAAACACATGATCAAACATTTGGATATTAACAAATGGCAGAAGACATAAAATTAGATGAAAATGTAACTATCCGTGATGCCTTTAAGATTACTGGTAGAGAAAATAAGATAGACACGATAGAAAATAACTTGAAAAAGGCAGGTCTAAGTATAGATTCACCCTTTTCTATTTTTCAAGATGAAAATACGTCTATAAAATTAGCTGAAGCAGTAAAAGGTAAAGAAGGTAAAAGTGGTAATAGTAACTTTACTACATTAGGAACTGTGGAAAGTGAGCTAAAGCCTATATACAGACGCAAAACTGGAACTCCCTATCCATTTGAAAAAATATTTGGAGCAGACGGGTTGTTGCAACAATCTCCAGACTTAATGAAAAAGTATGGCCCTCAGTTTAAACAGCCAAGAAGAACACGAGGATTCAAGGAAGTACCTAAAGGTGAGATTTCTTTAAAAAATATAGCTCAAGGAATATCTGAAATACCAGATGCCGATGTCCGTGCTGCAGTAGCTTTTCAATCTTTGATTCCTCTCAGACCGGGGGAGGTTGCAAGTTTAGTTGCTGATGACATTGATTTTACTACAGGTCGAATATCTGATGAGTACAGAAGAGTCAACAAGATAAGAAACCCTGTCGAACTACCAGAAGTGGCACTCTCAATACTAAAATCACAACAAGCTAAAAATGGAAATGATTTATTTAAAGGTGTAACCACAAGTAAGATGTCTAGTGCTGTAAAAAAGCATGTAGCTCCAAAATTTGATGAATATCAAAAAGCTATGGGTAGAAAAATTATTGGTGCTTCTGACATAAGAAAGATTGTTCCTTCAATAATAGTTGGAGAATTAGGCTACGATAAAGAAGCAGGTGCAATATTAGGTCATGCAAAATATGATGATGTGTTAGGAGAGTTAACCAAAACAACTCGGAAACATTATGTATCAAAGATTATGGATGACGTAGGTAGTTCACCGAAAATAGCTCTAATGAGTTTACAAAATATGTACGGAGAGGTGCTTGGTCTTAATAGCTTAAACGAACTCGCAAGCGAGTTTGATTTAGATCTACCTGATTTAACAAATGAGGGTTCACCTAAATTGATAGTTGTTCCTAAAGAACAAGACATAGCTTCTAATGTAAGAATACAAGGCGAACTTACTGATGAAGATTTAGATTTAATTGAGGAAAGAAGAGTAGCACGAAAGGCAAAATTAGGTCAAGAGACTTCAGAAGCAGAGTTAGCAAAAGTACAAGCAGATATAGAAAAAGAAAAAGCAAAGCCAGAATTACTCAAACTGAAAGAACAAACTCTTGAACAAGACATAGATTTTCAATTAAAGAAACAAGATCTCACAAAACAAAAAAGAGAAGAAAAGAGACAAGCTCAAGAAAAAATAGAAAAAGAATTAAGTAAAGAAGAGCTTAATAAATCAAAAGATACTTTAAGAGAAAAGCTAGGAAACACTAAACTTTTTGGTAAATTTTTATCGTCAATACCTTACGTAGGAACTGGCGTTGGAATAATGGTAGCATCCGAAAGAGCAGAAGCAGAAGGAAAGACTCCTTTTGAACAAGCCTTTTACACTGCATCAGAAGTTTTACCAGTTAGTGCATACGATATAGAAGATATAGGCAAGTTTACAGCAAAGGCACGAGAAGAGGGAATACCTGAAGCACTTGGACTTGATACAGAACGACAAGAGCAAATGAATATTAAACGTAAAGAGAGATTAGCTGCAAGATCACGAAATGTGTCTGCAGCCAATAAAGAGTCATCATTAGATGATCAAATACAACAACTTTTATCAGGGAGATAAAAATGGCAGACAATCTTAATCAAGGTGCAGCTTATATTATGAACTCAGACAAAGTATCAGTTGATGATGCTCAAGGTTCAAATAATCTGTACAGAGAAAAGCCAGAGTTTACAACTGAAGTAAATCAAGACGCTTTACAAGTAGACATGCCAAAGAAGCAAACAAAACCAACTGTTGAAGCTTCTTTCAATACTATGGCTGAAGACAGAAACTACTTCTAAGTAAGGTAAATCGCATGGCTGATAATTTCTTGCAACCACCTGACGATACCATAGCATCTGTAGAAAATCCTCAAGAGGAACTACACGGAGTAGTAGCCTATGTCAGGGATAAATTTGAAAGTGCGGAGAATGGTAGATATACCCACGAACAACGTTGGCTAAAAGCTTACAAAAATTTCAAAGGTATTTACGATTCAACAACGCAATACAGAGACTCAGAACGCTCAAAGGTATTTTTACGAATAACCAAAACAAAAGTTCTTGCAGCGTTTGGTCAGATAACAGATATTCTTTTTGCAAATAAAAAGTTTCCTATTGTTGTAGAACCCACTCCTGTTCCTGAAGGTATAGCAGAGTTTGCCCATATGCAAACACCGCTAGATCAAGCAGAACAACCTTTAGATCCATACGGATTCCCCGGAGATGGCAGACCAGTTGAACCCGGATCTATGGACTTCTTAGGTGGTTTACAAGATAAATACGAGGGAATACCGTTAGCAGAAGGTCCTGCAAGAATAGGTGAACCACAAATCAATCCTGCTCAAGAAGCAGCGTTGAATATGGAAAAAGAAATACACGATCAGCTTACTGACACAGGTGCAGTAAATGTTTTACGTACAGCAATATTTGAGCAGATACTTCTAGGAACTGGTGTCATCAAAGGTCCTATGTTGAAAAATAAACGGATACATAGGTGGACTAGAAATGAGATGGGAGAAAGGATGTACGCTCCTACTGAAATGCTGTGTCCTGAAATAGAAGCCGTGTCGTGTTGGGATTTCTTTCCAGATCCATCAGCTATAAAATCAGAGGACTGTGAGTACGTAATTCAAAGACACCGAATGAACAGACAGCAGTTACGTAATTTAGCAAATTACCCGTATTTTAACATCGAAGCAATAGACAATGTAATAGCACTAGGACCTAACTACGAAGACAAGTACTACGAAGATACTATACGTGACGATGAAACTGAGCCAAACTACAACAGAAACAGATTTGAAGTCTTAGAATACTGGGGTATCATGGATAAATCATTTATTGATGGTGCAGGTGGCATTGTAGATCAAGACATGAATAGCATGGATCAGCTTCAGGTAAATGTTTGGGTGTGTGGTAATGAAGTTATACGATTTGTTCTTAATCCGTTTACACCTGCAAGGATACCATTTCACGTTGTTCCATATGAGATAAATCCTTATCAGATATTCGGAACTGGTGTTCCAGAAAACATGGAAGATGCACAGCTACTTATGAATGGTCACATGAGAATGGCTATAGATAACTTAGCATTGGCAGGTAATCTTGTGTTTGATGTAGACGAAGCAAGTTTAGTTCCCGGTCAGAACATGGATATATTCCCCGGAAAGATATTCAGAAGACAATCAGGTGTTACAGGCACTGCTGTGAACGGACTCAAGTTTCCAAACACTGCACCCGAAAACATTCAGATGTATCAGCTTTCAAGACAACTTGCAGATGAAGAAACAGGTATACCTTCCATAATGCACGGACAAACAGGCGTAAGTGGCACAGGTAGAACAGCTGCAGGATTATCAATGCTCATGGGCGGTGCTAACCTATCCATGAAAACAGTAATAAAAAATATAGACGATTATCTTCTCAAACCTTTAGGAGAAGCATACTTTCAGTGGAATATGCAGTTTAACGACAATTCACCTGATATAATAGGGGATTTAGAAATCAAACCACGTGGTACTGCAGCAGTTATGCAAAAGGAAGTACGTAGTCAACGTCTTACAGCCTTGTTGCAAACAACAGCTAATCCTATGCTTGCACCATTTATCAAGATACCTAATCTTATAAGAGAGTTAGCAATAGCACAAGATATAGATCCAGACAGTCTCGTGAATGATGAAAACCAAGCAAAAATATTTGCTGAAATATTAAGAGGTTTAAATGAATTACAACAGGCTCAAACCCCTGATCAACAACCCAACGGCATGGCAGGCTCTGGAGGAATGGGTCAAGCACCAACAGACGGTAGTGTACAGGGGGTTGGTGCAGGCGACATCGGAGTCGGAGCTACGCCAGTTTCAGGGGAAAGCGGCTTTACTGGAAGTAATCCTCTCCCTCCAGAACAACAAGGATAAGTAATGGTACTAAGAAACCTACCAGTAAAAGAATCTGAAATAGATCTGTTTAAAAGAGCAGAGACTGCTGAAGAGTTTCTTAGTAGGTTGCCACCTGATGCACGACCTGTTGTTTTACCCGACGGGTCAGTTGTGATACAAGAGGGCGGAAGAACTTATAGTGTTCCCCCTTCTATAAATAATGAAGTAAGAAATGTAGTCACTAATGTAGATCCATTAGGACAACGTCAATATATAACTGCACGAGCAGATACAGGAACAGCCACACAGCAGGTTTCAGAGGGCGTAGATACATCTGGAGGTACAGTAGCCAGTGGCTCAGACTTTCTTACTAACGTTGGTGGTAAAGACGCAACAACTTTCGATTACGATTTAACCGAAGCTGATTTGATAGAAGCCATAGAACTTAGACAAGCTGCATACGGCGTTGACACAATAGAAACAAGCTCAACTATAAATGCTCAAGGAGAAGAGCAGAAAAGTTATTTAGATAGAGTAGGTAACAGACTTTACGAAGTATTCGTGACTGGACCTTCTCAAGTTATTACTGATGTAAGTCCTGTGTCAGGCAAGACGGTTGCTACAAAAGTACCCGGAGTAGCAGGTGTTTTAGACTCAGCAACTTTATTTAGTCCTATTCCCGGACTTGGTAGTCTTGCAAATAAGATGGGAGAAAAGTTTGTTGAACGACAAAGGTCAGACGCTGAAAAAGCAGCAGTCGGACAACCTTTGTACGGAGCAGTTCAAGTACAGGAAAAGTCTACAGGAAGAGTTATTGATTTGACGACTTCTCCTTTGACTGAAAACGTTTTAGGCACAGCATTAGGATTAGATGCAGTAGGAGTGGGAACGTACGCTGAAGCTGATGTAACTGGACCTGTTATATTTAACGGTAGAGAATATCCAAGCATACAAGAAGTTATACGAGAAGTATCGCAGGGTCGTTTAGTAAGTCCATATGTGATGGAACGAAACATACCTGCAGGAGAAGACTACGACCGTAGTCGTGTAGTTGGTTCAGGTCAAGAAAGAATGGGGTTATTTGATCCTGATAGTGGTGAGGTTGATTTAGGTTTTGGTAGAACAGGAGCGGTAACTGGAGTTGCCGTTGACTCTCAGGGTAACTTAACATATACAACTGGCACTGGTGGTTTTGCTACTGGTATGGGTGAAATGATAACAACAGGAACTGGTGGAATAGCTTACACTGGCGGTAGAGCAGACATAGTACAAGCACAAGATTTAAGTGCTAGTCAAGCACAAAGTTTGTTAAATCGTATAAATACAGGGGAAATAACATCTACTCCTGATACAACAAGCTATCTGACAGAGATAGGTAATCCTGTATCAAATATATATGGTGATGATTATTTTAATTTAGATCCTCCTGTTGAACCTGTATTTGGAACAGCACCGATACCTGATGTTGAAATGGAAAGTGTAGATACTTTTGAGAACATATTTGATGAGCAAACTGATGTTACCACATATCAAATGGAAGAAGCTACATTACCATCAACAATTCAAGAGTATGTGTCAACTGTAGGAGATGACAATAACAGTTCGGATGATGATGACAGTGGTGCTGACTCTAGCTCTATGGGTGATACTGGATTTGGTGGTGGTGGAGGATTTGCCACAGCAAAAGGTGGGCGTATAGGAAAGCAAGAAGGTGGCACAACTGTGAAACCTGTATCAACGATAGTACAGGGAGCAGGATTTATTGCTCCACAGCAAAACGCTAGTGATCAGCAGACCATAGCCGACGACATACCTATGGAAGCAGAGGAAGGTGATTTTATAATCAATGCACCTGCCGCTGAATTTGCAGGTAGACAAGATATCGTAAAGATGATTCTTGATGCTATTGAAAGTTTAAGAGAACAAGGGGTTGACATTCAATACGGAAACCCTAAAATACCAGTAAAGAGTAGCGTACAACTCGCAGTTTCAAGAAATGAAGTCTACATACCTAAAGTCATAGCAGAAGAAATAGGCTACGACAAGTTAGAAAAAATAAATAATCGTGGTAAACGTGAAGTTGAACGTAGACAACAAGAATCACAAAAACAAGCAAATCGTGGTGGGTTCATAAGAAAAGCAAAAGGTGATGTTGTTGAAGATAGATCCAACATTATGGGTGAAGATGAAGGTAACTTTTTACAAGACTTAGGAAGATTTGTAATTGATGAACTAGGTGATAAGATAAAAGGATTTTTATCTCCTAAAGAAGAACAAGCATTACCTACACCTAGACCTGAAGATTTAATCACACAAAAAACACAAGGCGTAGAAACAAGACCTGCTGATGTAAAAAAGTACGATAACTTTAGAAATCTTATAGATGAAAGAAAAGCTAATCTTAACCTACCAAAAGATAGAGCAGAAGCTTACGATCTATTAAATCTTTTAGAGATTGATCCTAGAATTGACCCTAGAAAAGGTAATGTTCCGTCGAACAACAGTGGTTTTACTGTAGGAATAGGTTTTGATATAGGCAAGCATAGTGAATCAGACTTACGTAATTTTAATTTTTCAAAGCCATTATTTGAAAAGTTACTTCCGTATTCTGGTAAAGTAGGAAAACAAGTTGAAAAAAATCCTGACTTTATGCTTACTGATGAAGAGCTTGATGAAGTTAACAAGATTGTATTAAATACAAAGTATAATAAATTTGAAGAAAATTTTCCTATGTACAAGAATGTAAATCCAGTTGACAAAGCTGTTTTATATTCAGTGTATCATCTAGGTGCTTTTGGAGTGAATGAAAAAGACAAAGCAAGATACGGAACATTCAAAGATGTTTACAATAATACAAAAAGTATTAGTAATGCCTTACAATTAGGATTGTTAGATAAAATAAAGAACAAAAACAGCCCAGAGTATGTAAGAGCAAAGAATGCACTGACGTGGTTGAATACAAAACGAACAAAAACAAAACAAGCACCCCCGTCACGACCTAAAGAGATTCAGGAAAACCCTGATAAAAAATCATTTCTATCACGACAACTTAGCGTGTAATGGAAAGATTCCGTCAGCTACCCACCTTTGTGGCCCTGACAAACCGAAGCAGCTACCCACAGCCAGTGGCACTGCAAGATGAGGTATAAAAACTATGGCAAAACAAGTAAAAGGCGTAAGAGCTAATAAACCAAATGATTCTTTTGGCACTATAAACGAACCTAATCTTTATCGTGGTAAGTATCGAGAAGATGTTTACAAGGATGACGACGAGGAACAACAAACAGAGCAAGAAGCAAAACAAGCTGAAACGGACACTTCAGAAGAAGCCACTCCAAACGGTGATAGTTTTGTGGATACAAAAGAAGAAGATGGAACTGTCTACAAAAAACGTTATGATGATCTGAAAAGACATTATGACAAGAAACTGGAAGAGTGGAAGAAAGAGCGTGAAGCTCTAGAAGTTGCTAATAAAGTTTCGGATACTGGCGTACAAGTACCAACGACTCCAGAAGAAGTTATGGAGTTTAAGCAAAAGTATCCAGACGTCTATAAAGTTGTTGAGTCTGTTGCATCTATGCAAGCAGAACAAAGAGCAGGAGATCTACGTGGTGAGATTGACTCTCTTAAAAAGCGAGAAGAAGATTTAATTGTTCAAAACGCTTACAAAGAACTTCTTAGAGTTCATCCCGATTTTCAACAAATCAAGACTGACGAAAAGTTCTTACAGTGGTTAGATGAACAGCCTGAATCAATATCTGATGGCATATATAAAAACAACAAAGACGCAAAGTGGGCAAGTAGAGTATTAGATCTATATAAAGCCGATGTTGGTATAAAGAAAGAACCTAAACAAATTACAAAGAGTGCGGCAGAAGCAGTAAAAACTACAAAAGCAAAAGAGATTACTACTGATGCAAATGCAAACAAAAAAGTTTGGAAAGGTTCAGAAATCGCCAAGCTTAAACCGTGGGAGTACGAAAAGGTGGAAGCCGAAATTGACTTAGCACGGCAAGAAGGGCGAATTAACATGAACAGCTAAAACCTCAAAAAAGGAGAGAGAAAAATGGCTTTCGATTCTGCTGCGGGTTATGGAAATTTACCGTCAGGTAACTTTGCTCCGCAAATATTTAGCCAAAAGGTTCTCAAATTCTTCAGACGTGCTTCGGTTGCAGAAGACATTACGAATACTGATTACACAGGAGAAATTGAAAACTTTGGTGACACTGTAAATATTATCAAAGAACCAACAATAACTGTATCTAGTTATACAAGAGGTTCTACGGTAAACACTCAAGACTTGGCAGACGATCAAATCACATTGACCGTTGACCAAGCTAACGCATTTGCATTTAAAATTGATGACATCGAAGAGAGACACTCTCATGTCAACTTTGAAGCATTAGCAACTTCTTCAGGTGCTTTTTCTTTAAAGAGAAAATATGATGCAAACGTGCTACAATCTTTATCAGACGGTGCAGGTATTGCAGGTGCTGATGATGCAAGTTTATCAGGTGGTTTAACAACTACTGAGTCAACTTTAGGTACAGCAGCTTCTCCTATTAACGTAGAAGCAGACGATGCAGGTATTAATCTTATGCTATTAATGGCAAGATTGATGGATGATCAGTCTGTACCAGAAGAGAACAGATGGTTTGTTGCACCTCCAGTCTTCTACGAGAAGATGTTTCAAGCAGGTAACAAGATTGCTGAAGTACAGGTAACTGGTGATGCGTCTTCTAACCTAAGAAACGGACTTGCAACTCCCGGTACACTTGCAGGCTTCAGATGCTACAAGTCTACTGCACTAAACAGCACAGCAGGCACAGACCAAGTAACAATGTCTGGACTAGCAACAGATGGTTCTGAGAACCTTATCTTAGCAGGTCACATTTCTGCTGCAGCTACAGCGTCTCACATCGCAAAGACTGAAGTGGTACGTTCAACTGAATCATTCTCTGACGTTGTTAGAGGGTTACATGTCTTCGGAAGAAAAGTCCTTAGACCTGAAGCTCTTGTACGTGGCGTCATTGACTTCGCATAAGGGGAGATATATAAATGGCTACATATGATAGAACCATCACTGGTGGTGGAACTGTAGGTCATCCGGGTAACGTTGCAAGACCTTACGTGGTAGTATCTCCAGTATATGATGCTGCTGACAATACAAACTTAGCAAATGGTGACATCGTTAAGATGATTGACCTACCTGCTGATACTGTTGTTGTTAACGGCTATCTAGAAATCCTTGAAGCTGCAGGAAACGCAAACATCTCTTTAGATGTAGGTGTTGACGGTTCAGTGGATACCTTTATCGACGGTGATGCTGCAGATGCAGGTATCTCAAACTTCGGTGCAGGTACAAACGGTGAAGTAGGTGACATGGTAACAGCAGCTAATGCTATCCAAGTTAAGGTCATCGAAACAACAACTACAAACAACGAGACTGCTCTAAGATTTAGAGTTATCGCTGTTTTAGCTGACGTATCACAGAATCCTGTAGAAAGTGCTACAGTTTCAACTGGTACATAATATAACTATGTGAGAGAGCAGGGCAACTTGCTCTCTTACTTTTCAAAAGGGGTAACTATCTTATACGAGGGTAAGATATGTCATACTTAATAAGTAACATACCACACTTTAAGTGTTGGGTACGAAAAGAATTTACACACAATCACCAAATGTATCACGGTGAATATTTACATGCACTAGCAATAGCCGTGAATACAGTACCAGACAGATGTCTAAGTTTTCAAGTTGTATTTACAGGATGTGAAAGTGATGACGACGAAAACGAACCGAACGTACACGGTGGTGCAATGTGGGCAAGAATGCCAATAACAGCACTTGTTGCTGATATACCGTATGAAGAGTGGCCGCAAAAAATGCCAACGCATTTAGCTCAACCGTGGGATTGTAGCTCACACCATCACTCGATAGTACGATTAGATAGAGTTAGTTCATCTCCGTGGAGTTGCAAGATAGACGGGGGGTTTCGTAAGGGACAATATCTATTTACTGTAGACTACACAGAAAGTGACATAGCAGATGACCCTGCACAACACAAACAAAGTCACGTGTTACAGTTAATAGATGCAGGAGCTTGGACAGGTAACATCGTTGCCTTGCCAAACAACAGAGTAAGGGCAACAAGTCCTGCACTCTGGGAGACTGGTGAAGGACCTCCAGACTTTAGACCGAGCCAGTACATACATAATGCAGAGATTCATGAAACCTATCTTGATCCTGCAATAACATTTGATAACTTATATTCGGAGAATGACAAATGATGGGAAGAAAGAAAATGATGGCTAAAGGTGGCAAATCAAAAAAGTACATGGCAGGCGGTGGTAAAACCAAAAAAATGATGGCTAAAGGCGGTAAGTCAGGTGGTGCAACTATGTCTGTAGCAAAGATAAGAGCTGCAGCAAAAGATATGGGTTACAAACTAGTAAAGATGAGCTAATGACCAAAAAACGTGGAAGCATGAAAGGATACACTATTAAGAGTGGTGATAAACGCCCTACTAAAAAAGGTGCGGGTATGACTGCTAAAGGCGTTGCTAAGTATCGCAAAGAGAACCCCGGTAGTAAACTTAAAACTGCTGTAACTGGCAAGGTAAAGCCGGGGAGCAAAGATGCAAAGAGACGTAAGTCCTTTTGTGCTAGATCTGCAGGTCAAATGAAAAAGTTCCCCAAAGCAGCCAAGAACCCAAACAGTAGATTGCGACAAGCAAGGAGACGATGGAAATGTTAGCTTCACTCATAGGTCCTATCGCTAACTTAGCAGGTACATGGTTTGAAAACAAAGTTGCAAAAACTAAAGCAGACGGAGAAGCAAAGGTTGCAGAAGCTAAAGCTCGTGCGACTGTTGCAGAGAAAGTCGCAGCAGGTGAAGTTGCATGGGAAGGTAAGATGGCAGATGCTACGGTGGATTCTTGGAAAGACGAATTTGCG